CATACCTTCTGCGTGCATAGTCTCATCCCGAATAGACCACTGAACAATCTCTCCCATGCCCCTCATCTTACCGAAGCGCGTGTAGTTTAGTAGCATAACAAAGGCACTAAATAATGACATACCTTCATTGATAGCCGAGCGTGCTACAGCTAAAGCTAAACCAGAGAAACTATTGGTGTCAATGTTAGCCATGAACTCTAGTTTATCTTTCATCTCATCTACGTCAGCAAACGCCGAGAACTCCTCCTCCGGTAAACCTAATGTGTCATTAAGTAAAGCATAGGACCGCTGATGTGTAAACTCCCGGTTAGCGAAGGAAGCTAACATAGCGCGTATCTCATTGTTCTTAAACTTAGGTATGTAGTGCTCTAAGTAGTTAGTCCCTACTGCAACGTCAGACTGCGTGAACAACCGGAGTATCTGCGTGATGTGGTTCTTTTCCGCAGGGCTTAACTTAGTCTTCCACTGTGTCACGTCGTCTTGTAATTTAGCTTCCCATTCGCCCCAGTGAAGTTGCTCATGTGCTGTGGCGTACTCTACTGCCCACGGATATTGAAAAGGTTTGTAAGTCAAGCTAGGTTCGATGAGGCTCATATTAATCCTTGTTCTTTTAGGTAAAATTTCTGTGTACATATTGTGAAGTCATAATCAATGTCAAGACTTTTCTCTAGAAAGTCTCTGTACCGTGTGGCCTGCATGTCTGCTATAGCTTCACATTCTACTTGGAAGACAGTTTGGGACGCACTGGGCGCCCCTTTGTGGAACTGGATGACGTAAGTATTAAGCGACATTCTTAACGAATACTCCATCAATCATCCGACCCTTCCGGTCCTTGATGTCATTGTAGGCCACCTCGAGGCACTCAGCGAGCGTTATTCCGTTACGTGTGGCCATGTTTATGAGCACCACCATAATGTCTCCTATATCGTCGCGTATGTCCGTACCGTTGCCTATGCTCTCACACAGCTCCCCTACTTCCTCATGTAACTTCATGAACTGTGCTTTGTCTGTGGAGCCTTCAATAAGGTTCCTATCTACATGCCATGATATTGTCTTTGTTATTAGTTTTTCTAATTTCATTTTATTCCCAGTAAACTTATATATTGATGGGGCCTACATAAAGTAAACATCTATGTAGACCCTGTAGTCTAACCTTGACAGCTAATGCACTCGTCAGGGTCCTGAAAGTCCTTAAGCGCGTCACGTACAACCTTAGTACCTACGTTGTCACCAGTCTTGCCTGCGGCTGTTCTTAAATAGTATAGACCTTTAAGACCAGTAACGAATGCTTTCAAGTGAACCTGATTAACGTAAGACTTATCGGCACCTGAAGGGAAGAACACATTGACGCTTTGGCCTTGACAAATGAATTCTTGTCGTTTAGCCGCATGTTCTACTACCCATAGTTGGTCTAATTCAAAAGCTGTCTTAAATACATCCTTATCGTGTTCCGTCAGGAACTCTAAGTGCTGTACGCTACCGTCGTTAGCTAATATGCTATCCCAAACTTCCTCTGTATCCTGCTCATATTCATTAAGTACGTGTTCAAGATACTTGTTTTTGACAACATGGGCACCTGCTCGTGTGCGATGGACGTACATGTTAGACTTTATAGGCTCGATAGAAGCACTACTGCCACAAATGATTGAGCTATTAGCGTTAGGAGCTATAGCTAACAAGTGGGCATTCCGTACACCATAACCCGTTGCGTCCGGGCAAGCGCCTCGTTCATCAGCTAGTTTCTCAGTTTGTTTTTTAGCTTTAGCTTTAATGTTCTTAAACATAGCGTAATTCGCTGAAGTTGCTTCCCAACTCTCCCACGCAATGTTTTTAGACTGAAGGTAGCCATGAAAGCCCATAGCGCCAATACCAATAGAGCGCTCGCGGTATGCTGAGTACACAGCCTTAGATAATGTTTCAAATGGTGCATTGTCAATAAATCCTTGTAGTACGTTATCTAAGAAGGTGACTAAGTCAGCAACCATCTGACTGTCTTTCCACTCGTCGTACTTCTCTAAGTTAACCGAAGATAAGCAACAGACTGCTGTTCGTTCATCATCAGTAGCTAAGTGTATCTCATTACATAAGTTAGAACCATGTATCTCTAGGCCTAGCTTACGTTGATACTCAGGCAAGCCTCTGCGTGCTGTGTCAATAAAGTTTAAGTAAGGACTTCCTGTCTTAAAGCGTACCTCTAGTAACTTCTGCCATATCTTACGTGCATTGACGCTGTCTAACTGGTTCCCTGTGGACGGGCATATCAGAGGCCACTCTTGGTTTTCTCTTACTGCCTGCATAAACTTATCAGGGATGTTAACAGCATTAAACAAGTTAAAACACTTACGGTTTATGTCACCACCTGTAGGTAGCTTCATATTAATAAACTCAATGATGTCTGGATGACTAACATCTAAGTAAGCCGCGTAGCTTCCTTTGCGTGTCTTACCTTGCTTATAAGCTGTCATCTGGCCGTCACTAACCTTGAGCATAGGCATGACGCCTATAGACTTCTCAGTGACTCCCCTTACGTCAGACCAGTGACCGCCAACGCCTCCTCCCTTAACGGATAACCATGCTGTCTCTGCATGATGCCCGATGAGGCCCTCTAGGCTGTCCCCTACGTAGCTTAAGAAACAACTGATAGGCAATGCCTTATGTTTCTCTCCGAGCTTAGGAGCGTTGCTTAGGATTGGACTGGAGAACATGAACCATCCTTGGCTGACATAATCGTATATCCGTTGGGCTAACTCAAAGTCTCCGGCAGAGTAGGCCACGGCGGCCCGAGCATAGGCCTCCTGTGGACTACTCTCGTCGTCTAGTAGGTAGTAGTCCTTAAGAAGCGTACTGGCCTGGTTAGAAAAAATTGAATCCCTTGTTAAGTCTATCTTAATACCGTACGCTTCTTTCATTAGTTACCCTCGTATGCTACAAAGTCAATTAGTTTAGTTAAATAAGTTTGGGCTTTCTCTAAGTCCTTCTTCCCATCCTTGTCCCGCCACCGGCTGATGTACTTAATGACATTACCCTCGAGGAAGCCGCAGAAGGCTTCATCGGAGAATAAGGACTCCATGTAGTCCCACGGCTGAATGTCAAAGTTATAATGCTCAGGCGGCTTCTTTTGTTTCGCTTCTGCGTTGTAATGCAAACCATCGTTCCCGTTGCGACCAATAACATCCATGCGTTCTTCTAATGCGTCTTTTAACTCGGCGCGTGCCTGTGCTTGTTCCCATATTTTTGCGTAGTCCTTAGTCATTTGTTACTTCCTCAGCCTTCTCCATGTGTTCCTTAACTGTCCGTGACGCTTGTTCGATGTCAGCTTTGAAGTTGAGGAGGATATAGTCGTAAGCCATCTGTGCTAACTTAAGGTGTTTCTCCGCTAAGCGCATGAGTTCCTCGTTATCATCCAGTTTAACATCTGTTGCTAATGAGTGATAGTAATTGGCAAGGCCTACTTGGTTATAATACTCGCTGATTGCGTTAACTGCGTTGCTTGCGTGGTTTTGTGTTTGATTGCTCATTGTTTTTCCTTAAGTGTTTTAGTGATTGCGTTTGTTATTTCTAGGCCTAGGTCCCCGCCTTTGGGTACTACAAAAGTATACTCAGTAGATATACCTACACATTTTAATTGAATGATATGTCCGTTGACAACTTTGTATGACCGCACATATTGTATGTAACTGCTATCGTTTTCATGATTATCCATTGTCTAAGTATTCCTCTATCTTTTCATAGTCTTTAATGATTTTATCCTCAAACCTGTCTACAAGTTCCTCCGCAGACAATTCAAGAATTTCCAGTATTTCGTAAGCGTCCAATGCGTAAAGCATTCTGTGTACGAGTTCGTTGTATGTGAAGCTCATGCGTCGGCCCCCACGTATTCGAGTAGTTTATCTACTGTGTCAAGCGTGTACCACGGGATACCTTCTTTATCACACCACTGGCCCATATTCATCTTAGCTCCTTTCCTCAGTCTTTTCTTAGGGTCTGAGAGTAGGAAGACTAACTCATCGAACACTAGACACCTTTTAATTGCTTTATACTTCTGAGTATCGCCTACCCGGAAGTAACCTTTACACTCTATTAGGACGTCATGTCCTGCCTCTGTCTTATACACAAAGTCCGGGATGTACTTCCGTTCCACTGTGTAGGGCACCTTGTATGGCTCGAAGTCAAACATAGGCGCCTTGTTGGCAAAGTTTTCTTCAAGGCCACTCCTATATTTAGGTTTAGAAGTCATCATTCATCTCCGCTACTCTAGGTAAATTTACGACCTTTGTTAAGAATTTTGGACCCGTACTGTATAAAAAGGTCCGTAACTTTGGATGGCAATGATCTTTGTACTGGCAATAGGAGCATGTAGTAGAGAGTTTCAAGTTGCCTGATTTTCCGTCGGGCACTGGGTCCGCGCAGAATGCTTGGGGCTCGGGCAACTCCACAATCTTTTTTAAGTGTTCCACTCTATCCTGTATTGAGTAATTAATGTACTCTAACATAGGCTCCGTTTTGTCGTTCTCGTCATACATCAAGTAAGTTAAATGTCCGTTCGCTTTATCCATAGCTAACCAACCGTACTTTGTTTCTCCTTCAGAGTGAGCGTAGGCTTTAATCTGAGCGATATAACCAAAGGGGTCATCCTTAGCTAACGTCCGGTCCTTAAACTTCTTAAACCCAAAGGTACTCGTTGACTTAACGTCAGTTACAATACCGTCTATCTTACAGTCCATTGAACCTCGAATACCGTTGACC